CAAGTTCAACCGACCACTTAGCACCTAAACGTCTTGTACCAGCTTCAACTGCTGTCTTTTCGAAGGTAACTTCAAATGTAGGAATTGCGTTCGTTAATTCGAAGTTTTGCAGCAATGCAGCAACACCTTGGTCAGTTGAACCAGTTGTGATCCACTGAGTTAATGTGCTGTATGCAGTGCCTTGAGCACCTGATAAGTAAGCAGCTGATGTACCAGTATAAGCAGTTTGTAAGTATTGATATCCAGCTTCTTGACCAGCTGAAGCACCGATTGCGGCGCCTGGGACTGGGGTACTTGAACCTGCACCGTCATTTGTACCAAGGGTTTGACCTGTGTAACGGTAACGGAGAGCAAATGCAAGACCAACTGGACCTGCCATTGGTTGAACACCAACGATTTCATTAGTGATTAACTCGGGAAAAGTACGTCTAATCATTGGAATCAAGATCTTAGGTAAACGGAAGTCACCGGTTGCATAGGTATCTGTACCTTGTGTACCGGAAACGGTTGTACCTGCGTACATTGAAGCAGCGTTACCTAAAGCACCTGGGTTACCGGCACGGTTAATGCCTGATGCACCTGGGTTGTAGTTAGGACCAGCTTCTTGAATACACCATTGCTCTTGGTTCTCAAGAAGCATAGCGGTGTTTAAGCGAGTGTGGCTGTCTTCAATTGGAGCTACATTCTTAGAAGAATAATCGAGCACTGGTGCCCATTTTTCTAAGAGTGCTTGAGCTCTTGATTCATCAATGTAGGCCTGTGTAGGTCTAATTGTTTTCATATTCGTTATTTTTTCCTTTGTATATATTCGACCCCAAGACACAATTACGTGTCAGGAAACTCAGGAATAAAACCTTTTAAAAAAGTTTTAATACTTACTTAATTCGTTTAAGTAAGGGCTTAACTGAGCACCTTCATTGATTACTTCTTCATTCTGTTCAAGAATTACTCTATCAACGTTAGATGCTTCTGTTAAAGCTTCTTCCTTTAAAGACTCGAGTCTATCAGCAGATTTCTTATCAAAAAGCTTTAAAGTGTAATCGAAGTTTTCTTTAATAAAAGCTGGTGTTTTATTAGCAAAAACTTTCTTTACGTAATTCTTTTGCTTTTCGTCGAGGTTAACTGAATTTTGTTCAATGATAAGAGATGCCTCTAAAGCATTTAACTTATTCTTCAGTTGTGCATTTTCTGCTACGACAGACTCAAGCTTCTCGGAAGCTTCATTTATTTGTGATTTACCATCTAAGATGGCTTCTTTAATACTATCTTTTTCTAAAGCTGCGTCAACAGCTAAATGGGTTCTTAAGTTTTCTAATACAGCAACAGCTTTCTTATTTCTAACTGCTTCTTGGATATCAGCAGCTGGAATAGCTTCGTCTAGATAAACTTCTAAATAGTCACTAATTGATTCAACTAATTGTGCTTTGAATGCTTGGGCATCTTCATTTAAAGTTGTTTCATATTTAGCGATAACTGCTTTAAGTTTACCTGTTCTATCAGCATCAATAGCTTCAACAACCTTTTCTAATTTCTTAGTGTGGTCATTATCAATTGCTTCTAAAAGTTGTGAGAGTTTGTTACTGTACAACTCGTCCTGTTCAACTAAGGCCTTTTCAACATGAATTTGTACCTTTTCGTTGACTTTTTGTTCTATTGCATTTTGAATCTCAGTAACGGATTCAGGAGATAAATCTTTGAGGATGTCCATATTAGAAAATGTTATTATTATTATTTATTATTCTGCGTTTAATTTTTTCATTAACGCTAGCTTTTAAATAATTGTCAGCTGCTTTATAATTTTTATCCATAACAGCTGATACAAACTTTTTTAAGTTATCTTTCATTCTTATAATTTATTTATGAAGTTTAGTATGGATTGACGTAAATATTCTTCTCTATTTTTTAAAGGAAGAGTAGATATGCCCTTTTCAAAGTTTTCATATTTTTCTTCGAAAGATCCAAACTTTGTTAATACATATTGCTTGCTTTCTAAAATTCCATTAACAAAAGCTTTTGGAAAACTTGGATCAGCAACACAGTCAATAGCAACTAATCTAAAATCTTTAACTCTATTTACGTCGTTTGATTCAGGAATTAACTGTCCTAAACCTCTTGTACTCATACCTACCTTTACACCGTCTTCAATAAGACTACGTACAATTAAGCCTGTAGGTGTAGATAAAATTTTGCTCTTACCGTAAAACACATTACCATCTTGAGTTAACTCAGTAACTAAGTGACAAGCTCTTCCGAGGTCAACATCAGCTGTTGTAGGGTGGTTAAGTTCACCCATTGCTCTACCTGGCTTAATCATTTCTTCTGTATATCTTGTTACTTCACTTTTCATTTCATTAAGTGAATATACTCTTTTGTTTCTATTTGCACCTTCAGCCATCATATATGGCCTTTGATGAAGAAATTACGAGGTTGATTAGAATTCTTTTCTTCAACGATATACTCAAAATCGTTATTACTTGTAGGTGTTTCTACGATAAGTTTAAAACTCATATTTATTATTTATGTTTCCAGGCGTATAATCAACGTATTCCTAGTTCCTTTTCTGTTAATATAACAAATCTACACCCTTTCTTTTCAGCCCATTTTTTTGCTGCTTCCCATTTAGCTTGATTAGTTATCCAGGTAGTTTGCTCATAAAGTACTGTAGAATGTTTTTTACGTTTACTATCTACAGGTCTTGCAACTTGTTTACTTGGTTTTATTTCAATTAAAAACTTCTGTTTGTTGCCGTCTTTATCTTTAAAAACAACAAAATTATCTACAAAATATCTATGTACTTTATTATCAAGAGGGTTGATATATGGTATGATAATAGTTTCGCTGCCCCACGCTAAAATATTTTCATTAAGATCCGCCCATCTAAAAAACTTTAACTCCCAACTCGACCTGTATTCAGGATAAGAAGACCCCAAATATTTTTGACTATTTTGCGGTCTAAAAATACCTTGCTTAAATTTTGTTTGGATCATGCAGCGTATAGAGGACGAATAACATCTGCTTCTGTTACTTCACCTTTACTTAGCTTTTCAATCTTTATCATCAAGTCTGCTTTTTGATTATTTTCTAATTTCGTATCATTCACAGCGTTTTTAGCTTCGTTATATTTTTGTTTTTTAATTAAAGCTATAACCTTCATTAAACCTGGATCTTTTTGCTTCATCATCATTCTACCTTTAGTAGGCTCAACTATACTTCTTACTTGTTTAGCTGTACCTGCTAAATGATCAAATATTTTTTCTGGACTACCTACTAAACCTTTTCTAACTGCAAGATCAGACATTGATTTATAAATTGTAGTTAAATCAAATAAAGGATCTTTACCTTCTTCTTTTTCAAATGTTACGAACTTAGATAGCGGTTCGAATTCTGATTTACCTCTGTATATATCTTTTAGAAATTCTATAACCTTATCGTCTTCAGGGTTTGCTACAATTGTATCTAAATCTTTAAGCGATTTAATTTGATATTCAGGTTTGGTTTGTAGCGTTTTAACGAAACTAGAAGAACCATCTCTTATTAATTCTTGAATTTGTGTTATAATTTCTGGAGACTCAGACTCCATACTTAACTTAACTCTTTCTGCTATTTTGTTATATTCTTTAGCTCTTTCTTTTAATTCTAAAGCTAAATCAGTATCTTTTCTTGGCAACTTATCATATCTATCCATCGCTGCTTTAGCCTCTTGTTTACTATTAACGTAATTAAAATAAAGTTCACCGTAATGTTTAATTAAACTTTTTAATTCCATACCTGCTCTAGCATCAGACATTGCGACTAAAACAGCCATTGAAATTAATCTTCTATTTTCTGCAGAAATATATTTACCTTTATCACCGGGCCCTTTATTTGTTGGTACAAATTTTTCAGGATTACTTATACCTGTATCTTTTCTAAGACCCATAGGAGCACCTCTATAGGCAAACTTCATAGGATCTACACCTCTTGCTTCATCCAAAAGATACTGTACGAGCTCGTTAAACTTCATAAAATTATTTATGGTTATCCGATAAAGAACATTGGCGGCTCATTATCACCT